GCCCAGATAGTCATGGATGACTTGGTTCCCACCGATGTGGCTAACGAAATCAAGCAGAAGGTATTACCCTTGGCTTTAGGGATGGGAACCTTCGGGTTGGTTGCATGGAAGGACGAGTTTGGCAGGCCCCAGATGGAGGTGGTTCCTCCATGGGAGCTTCTTCCCCTGCCTTCCAATGCTACTTCCCTAGTAGATATACAAGGTAAGATTAGAGTCCGAAAAGTTCCCTTGGAATGGTTGAAAAAGAAGTTCACGGTATCAGACGACCTTGCCACGAGGATGAAGACGGAGAAGATAGAAACTGAAGAGGTTGAGGTTGGCTCCGCTCCTATAGGAAAAGACAACCCTGTTACCGGTCAGGGGATGGTTCAGTTCACCGAACTCAACAAGGATTCCAAGGATGATAAAGGGGGTAAACTGGACCTGACCGAGGAATACGTGACTCTGGCCGAAATATGGCAGGAAGCCCCCGGACAACGTCTTCACCGCTATATTGTATGGGCCGGGGGAGTTACCGTCCACGATGCTAGGCACTACGAGCAGGCTGGTAAGAAGAAGCTCCCGGCCATGCCCATAGCTGTTGGGCATTATCTCAATACGGGTACCTTCTACGGTCGGGCTTTCGTGGAGCTGTTGATACCCTTGAATCAGGAAATCGAGGCCCTTCTAAGCAGGCTCTTCGAGAACATTCAGGAATTGGACTTGTTCGGCGTTATGATGATTCCGTCCACTCTGGGTATAGACATCAAGAAATTGAGTGGCCGTGGCCGTCCCAAGTTCTTACAGTATGAACCGGACTACACGGCACAGTTTGATGTCAAGCCCTACCAGCTGACTCCTACGAATACGGGTCCCCTGCCCGGAAAGATTGTTGATAGTGTATTGGGCCTTATGGACAGGCTGGCCCAGCAATCCTCTATGCTCATGGGTGATGCACCCGGAAGGGTGGACTCCGCTAGGGGTCTGGGCTTCCTCTTCGAGACGGCCTCGACTCCCATAGCAGGCCCTTCCCTGTCTCTAGCTTCCGCTCTGGAAGTGGTTTATGGAGCGATGTTGGAGATGGCTCGGGACGAATGGAGCGATATGGAGGTTGCCGCCCTCTCCCTCATGGACGATTCGGTAGCGGGGATAGTGATTGACCCCACCAGTGGCAAGCTGGACAGCGAGAAGAACTCCGTTCCCTATAAGGACCAGCTTACTCTTACTATCCGGTCGGCTATGCCCGAGAGTCCTGAGCAGATGAAATCAGAGCTGGACCACGCCCTCGGGAAACAGATTATAACCCTGCGGGACTATGGGATATTATCCCGCACGAAGGGATTGAACCTGCCGGTCGGCAACGAGGTTGAATGGCAGAACCATAGAACGGCAGTGCTGGAAAACCTCCTGTTGTTCGGAAATGGGCAGGAGCCGGGGACTATTCTTATTCGCCCCGACGATTTACATGCAGAGCACCTTCTGACCCTCGATGCTTTTATGGCTCGACCAGAGTTCCGTTGGGCATCAGACAAGGTCAGAGAGCAGTTCGATAAACACCGGGCAGAGCACAGAGCCGGTATGGGCAGCTATCCTGAGCAGATGGCTTACCCTGAAGAGCTGGCTGAGCAGGAGGATACCATGGGGATTCCCGGTATGCCTCCCCCTCCCGGTATGAAAGGAATGTCGCCTCCCGGAGAAAGCGAGGGCCCCCCGCCTCCGCCTCCCGGTATGAAAGGAATGTCGCCTCCCGGAGAAAGCGAGGGCCCCCCGCCTCCGCCTCCGCAAGGGGCTTGATTTCTATATCCCATAAGTAGGAGAACGAACAATGTTGTTATTCCCAGATGGTGACGGTAGTGGCGGAGTAGGTGGAGCAGGCGACGGGGGAAACCCCCCCGTAGGCGTCCAGAAGTACCAAGTCAAGGTAGACGGTGAGAGGAAGGAGTATACCCTTGAGGAGCTCCAACAGCAAACCGCCTTGGCTGGAGGTGCCCAGAAGAGGCTGGCAGAGGCTGCTGAAGAACGCAAGAAGGCCGGAGCTGCCCTGCGTCTTCAGGAGCTTATGACTCGTATGAACTCGGATACCTCGGTTCCCCTGACCACCTCTGAGTTAGAGGAAGTGGCTTTAGGGCAAGGACTTAGAGGCACACAGGTCAGCGAGTTTGTACAGCTTTGCCAGCAGGCGTATGATGAAGCCGCAAGAGCCCAAGCAGGCGGGGCCTCTGGTCCTGTGGGGGGGCAAGCAGACGGCGGAGACGGTAATATTGATACGTCTGGTGGGCCCAAAGGCAAGCAGTTTATCGGGTGGGATGATATGGACCCTGCTTTCAAAAGGGAGTTTCAGGGCCTCAGGGATAGGGAAAACAAGAGGGACGTGGATACCTACCGCGACTCTATGATGAAAAGTTTGGAAAATATCCTTGACAAGGATGAAGTCTTTGGTACACTCATAAAAGATAACCCGAAGATGCGGGGACCGCTCTTCGAGTTCGTGAAGAAAGAGATTACAGCGGCAATAGCCACAGGCGGGCTGGATGGCGCCCAGTTACGTAGCAGCGTCGTACAGAGTGTACGGGAGAGGCTACAGGAATTGGGTATCGGCCAACCGGCTAAGGACCCGGATAGGGGCTACGGCGGTAGCTCTCTCGGTCCCGCAGAGGGCTCGAACTTGGCATTGACTGCTTTAGGTGGTGGTGGCGAACCCCCTCCGAGGGTAGCCGCGACTAACCCGAAGGCCGAATCTGTGTTTCACGCCCGCCTATTGGGTGGGTTTAGGAAGCACTTGAAGTTATTGGGCCATAAGGGCTAGTTGCCAAGCTTCACTCCTAGTGAAGGCAAGGACGTCATACCAATAGATGTGTTTTGTCTATTTGTTGGCTTGATGTGGGGATTCTCTGTATAGAGAGCCCCCTTTCTAGGAGATTCCAATGTCTGTAACAACCGAAGCGTTGACTGCGGCCATTGAGGATATCTTACGGGAAGAGATGAATCCTACCGTTATAGACGTCCTACCCAAGGCTGACCCCGTCTTTGAGAATGTCATTTCGACAGCTCGGGGCGTGACCAGTGCTGGTATCGGGCGTGGTTACCAAGTCAAGCAGGTCTTTGCGGCCAGTTTGGCTGGTGGTTTGAAGTGGGTAGACCCCACTGGTGGTTCGACTTCAACGATAAAGGGAACTGGCGACAATACCATGTCCCACTCGTATATCCTCGGTGACCAAAACTCCTTCCCGTCTGTAGAGGAAACCTCTATGGTCGGAACCGTCGTCTTGACCCTCGGCATGGCTGAGGCGTTCGGTAACTTCTACCTGCCGAAAAAGTACCTAGAGGCCGACCAGCTGGATGCGGCTATCACCTCAGCGGTGAGAATGAATATAGTCGGTGCGGCCCGTCTCGTGGCCCACCATCAGGCATATTCGTTTTATGCCCCGGCCAATGGTTCTCTGGGTGTAGTTGCTGGTGGCGGTATATCCGTTTCCAATAACCTCGTGACCCTCACGGGTATTAACAGCGGCAGGGCCCGTTACTTCAAGCCCGGAATGCACATCGACGTCTATGACACCTCTTTGGCGACTCATAGAAACTCCAGCTTTTCGCTGATTGTCGATAGGGTGGACCTGATTGGTAGTACCATTGGTACTCCCGAGATCTATCTAATATGTCCGGACAGTGACCTGCCCACCGACCACGGTATTGTGGCAACGGACATCCTGTTCCCCAAGGACACGTACAACTCCACTAAGAGGCTGCCCTACGGTCTGAATGACTGGATGAAGGCTTCTGGTGAGTTGTTCAAGAGTGGCTCGGGCCTGAGTCTGACGACCCATCCTGAGTTCAAGTCCTTGGTAATCGCTAATCTGGCAGCGGCCCTGACTGAGGACCGCCTGACCTACAACCTAGGTATATACATCGACGCTTACGGCGGTGAGGGTGTTGACCTTGACACAATCATCACAACCCGTGGAGTGACCGGTGGCTATATCGACAATCCCTCGTGGACCTTGAACAGCGGTAATGCTGCTGGTCAGTTCACGATAGAACGTCAAGGTAAAGCTGTCGATACCGTCGGCGGTTGGGTAAAGGCGTCTTACGTCTACGAAGGCCGTGGCTTCCAGTGGCTGATTAGCCCCTTCTGCCCGTCCGGGTACCTTTACATCATCAAGCTGGGTGACCAGAACATCAAACGGTATGTTCCCCCGGCGGCTCCGGGTTCTGGGAGTGATTCCACGTTCTCCGGCGATGTGAAGTTCTTTGCCCCTCTGGCAGGATACAAGGGTATCTTCGGTGCTGTGTACGCCAGTGGCGGCGGGATGAGCCCGCTTGTTCAGGCTCCTTTCAGTCTGATGACTCAGCATATCCCCACCGACCCTCGTGGTGTGGTTATTGCTGGCATCACTGAAATGACCTAAGAGAGTGGATGCCCCGAGTAAATGCTCGGGTTTTTGGATAGGGGCGGGGGCCAAGTTCGTTCGTCTCCTGCTTAGTCCTCGCCCCACCTCTCACCCTCTCCTTAGGAGCTGAGCGATGATGGGACTAAAGTATGACCCGAAGAGGCATATTCTGGCTGACCTGCCTTTGATGGGGTGGTTGCGGAGAGAGTTTCCGGACCGCCCTCTTTTCATTTATTTCCATCGTAAAGCAGGTAACTTTGTAATTGCCGAGTGGATTTCCCACGAGCGGGGCCTAGCCATGGAGCATTGGCTCCTTGGCCCTTCCCCCAACAGCTTTGACCGCAAGGCAGCTACTAACCTAAGACAGTTCCTTCTGGCTCCTATTCCCACCAAAGACATTACGAAGATGGCTTTGAAGGCGGAGCAGCAAATGGACCACGACTACATGGTAGCCCAAGAGGAAATCTATACCGCACTGAGACACGAACGAAGGGCTATGCTGACTTCCCCCGGACCTATAGGAGACTGATACCATGTCCCAGACAGGATTTCTTACCAGAATTATTAGCGATGTCAGGGACGCTCTCGACGAGCCTGATACCAATGCCAAGTGGACCGACGCCAAGATAATCAGGTATATTGAAACTTCCTATGCCATGGTCTTTGCTGACCTCAACAGGGGGCTGCAGGACCCTGTTCTAATCCCCTACGACGTTACCTCCACTACTGATTCGGCGGACAAGTGGTATGCTCTTCCCCCAATCATAGGAGCTATTCCCCGTATAACCATGCTGGACTCCTCGGGCAACTTCCTGTCCAACATCCGGTTCAATAGTATGTGGAATCCCTATGGGCAGGGTATCAAGGTTATGCAGAACGGCCTCTTTATCAAGAAGGGAGCCGTGCCCACCAACAACCAAATCCGTCTGGAGTTTGTTCCTTCCGGAACCGCCCACCTGCATATAGGACAGGTTACCAATAACATAGAGGCGGCTAGGACAGCCCACGCTACCTACTGTACCACGACCGTTATTGTCATCTTGGACAATGACTACACAGCCGAGTTTCCCGTAGATTCTTGGGTGGAGAACTCTTCAGACAGTGCATGGCATCAGGTTTCCTCTGTCGTTATGGGGGATGGGGGTGATGGAGACGGAGACGACGATACTATTATTACAATGTCTACAACGGCTACCACCTCTTGGGATGGATTGTCCGTCCAAGCCTTCTACAACGACAGGTTGGTGCTGGATTCGACCCCGTCGGTAGGTACTCTTGACAACAGGCTCCAAGCCTACGCTGGCTCTGTTCTGCGTATATTGGGGTCAAGTGACAACCATAACTTTGTGGCCGACCGAATCATCAATACCTATAGTAATACTACTAGGGCAGCGGTAAGCCTGTTTGACTGGCAGACTGGGCCTTCCGGTAATGTGGACTATGAAATAGCTCCCTTGATGGATAGGGTTCTGGAGTTACCTATCGGGTTGTACGTAGCCAGAATCATAGCTGGGATAGAGGGGGATAGCAAGCGAACGGGAGCCATCGCTGCCAACTACCGGGATATGATGAGGACCCTGCGGCTCAATAATGCTAACTACCACGGCTACATGTCCAGCCTGTTCCGTGGAGATACTCCCCAGAATCCCCAGTATTGGGGAAGGTAGGGTGAGATATGCAACAAGTTCTATCCAACAGTGCTGCAAGGACCTTAGCGTCCCCCAAGGGAACTTTCGATGTTCCCGGACGTCCCAACGGATACAGGAGGATAACTCTTCTGGGTAGTGGTGTTCACGGTATGGATGATGGGTCCAATGTCGAGCTGAACTTCATTTCCAATCTTGATTCCGGGCTTGAGTTTGATTTTGACTACGGATATATCAACCCGGAAGTCCTAGATTTTATGGCCGATGCCGAGAGTGAGATAGCGGACCTCTGGAGGGCACTAGAGGGTCTTGATTTTCCTCCCGCACCTGATTTTCCTACCCCCCCTCCATGGCCTGACCCTCCTGACTGGCCTCCCGCTCCTCCTACTTCTAACCCCACCCCCGGACCTCCCGGACCTGCTGGGGCACAAGGAGAGCGTGGACCCCGTGGATACACCGGTAGTGGTTCAGAGCTATACTACCATGCGGGAGACGCTTTAGACTTATCGGGTACTACATTCAATGTCCTTTACGATACGGACTTTGGCTTAGAGTTGTCTGGCAACGAGCTTCGGGTGAGGGCTGGAGCCGAAGGCTCTATTGATTTTGTTTCCGGTGGTCTCGTAGCGAGGGTTATAAGCTGATGCCTGAGTTCGCCCTACTTCCGTGTGCTGACGGCGACTCTATAAGAGAGGGTCTCTGGGGGGAACTCCGTACTGCTATCATCAACCGCAAGGCACTCTTGGACGCATTAGGGGAAACGGGGCTCCCTGCTACTCCTGCTGCGGTTTCAGCTGGTGACGCTCCCGGTGGAATTGCGGCCTACCGCGCAGCCGTAGCTGGATTGGCTCCCTTCTTTCTGCGACCCAGTACCATTGCCTCCGGTTCCCCAGAAGCCTTTACCGCCAGTACTCTACGAACCGATGCTTTCGGGAGCAGTTCATGGACACACACTCCATCGTGTCCCCCTCATGCAGACCTCTGGAATGAAATAAAATCCTGCCTCGACCTTCTGAAATGGAGAGGAGGTTCTTGTGGGAGAAATAATGGTACTGAATATTTGGGACTTGGCGGGGACCCAACTGAGCCGTCATGGGAAGTTGCCCGTGAGGATGCCTTTAATGATGTGGGTGCTTCTTCTTTCGTCGGTTCTGACCTCCAAGTAGGCCGCTGGGGAGAGGGTGTTTTCTACGATGAAGGAGGAGTAGGGTGGGGGGTGTGGGTTTATGGGCGGTCAAGTGTTTATGGTTCCATAGACATCAACTTAGGAGGGTTGTCTCCAGCACCTTCAATGGAGAGTGGTTATCTCCTTATGGATTATGATACTTTCGATGGAGACTACTACAAAGACGTTCCTACAAAGATTGTGATTGGAAGTACAACTGTTTATTCAGGTAGCATAGCTACAGGAGGAGGGGCAGGTAGTCACTCCCTTCAATGGGAGCTGTCTGGTGGAACTATAAATTTTGGGGCAGGAACCACCCCCTTGTATGTCCAGTTCGATGGTAGTATGGGTGCCGAGGATGGGGATTGGGGAGCACCTACGGACGCGTTGGTTATTGAATACTGGAGACAAAACTTTTACGTAGATAATTGGAGCCTCTATATTGAATATGGATGGGACTAACCTATGGCAAGAGCCGAAAGCAAAATAGTACAGCCTTACATGATATCTGGTCCTTATATGGACCAAGGAGTTCCCCCGATGCGTCTTGGCCGGGGTGCCCACTCGAGTCTAGTAGGCGTTGATGGACGCTATCTAGGCTGTCTGCGACGCTATGGGGGCATGGAACTGGTCAAGGACCTGACCGCCATCCGGGCCGGCATTTCCAATATTACCTTCTTCAAATACGTGGTAGTCCGGAACGTAGCAACCTCCAATTTCTTCCGTGGCTGGGTGGTCCGCTACGAGCATGACTCTAACACAAAGGTTTCCTACTTTTATTACGATACCGGAGACTCCGCTTGGGGAGTAGCAGACATTTCAGCCAATGTTACTAACACCACAGCTGCTATGGATTGTGATGGTAGGGGGCGTTTCATCTATACAGCTATAAAAGGAGAGACCAACTTCCCTAAAACTCTGTATTCCACTGGTGGCTCCCCCGCAGCGTGGACAGTGGCTACCTCCGGACCCGGTAGTTACCCCACCGGCTCTGCCAACATACTAGCTTTCGATGCGGTTACCGCCGGGGCTGGCTCGGGAGCCCTCGAAGATGGGACCTACATAGTAGCTTACCGGTTCTATGATTCCGTCAGGGATGTCTACAGTGGCCTTTCTGTGGAAACTTCTGTAGTTCTCTCCTCTGGAGCTGTCAACCAGCATATTACCGTGGACCTTCAGGATACAGGTTCCTACACCGTAGACCCTACCACCCAGTTTACCCACGTAGAGTTCTTCCGCACTATAAGTAACACTGTAGCAGGGCAGTGGTTGGAGGGGGGAATCTTCTACCTAGAGAAGACTGTAGCGGTCGGGTCCGTCTGGTCAGCAGGAGTAGGCCAGTCCATAACTCTCGGAGAGCTTCTGGATACCCAGCTAGTAATCCGACAACCCTACCAGCCCTACGCTGATGTGGTAGATACACCCCCCAACTCGGGAGCCTTCCACCACTTCCAAGGAGTAAGCTTCATGGCCCGTGGGCCAGCCGATGTTGGTGGGGGGGTGGGTCTCCGTTGGACTCCCCCTTACAAGTTAGCTCCCGAGGATTTCCATGATGACCGGACCTACCGCGACCGTTTAGACGACGGGGAAGTTACCCAGTTTGTAGAAGCCGGAGACCTCCTCTACGCTATGACTCCTGCTGTCGTCTACCGGGTAGTCAAGAATAGTGGAGTCATAAGGGTACAGAAACTCCACTATGGCAGGGGGGTGACCACCTACGGAGCTGCCCACTCGGTAGCTAGGGATGTGCTCCTGATGACCCCTTTAGGCCTAGCCGTAGTTGAGGGGTTGAGTGGACGTATGGACCTGCTGGCCTCCGTGGACCGCAAGGTGCTAGGAGCCTGGGCGGGGGAACTGGGCGATGTCATTTCCTGCTATGATTCCCGGCTGGGCTGCTCCTTCTTTATGAATACGACAGACGATGAAGCTATCTGCATCTGGCATACTACCAAGACCACCACCTTCCTAGAAGATATGCTCTACGTGGGGTGCACCCAAGGCCCGAACGTAACTGCCGGAGGTATGGTTAGAGCCTACTTCTGCCGCTCAGACGGTCAGGTCTTCAGTCCCCTAGTAGATTCTGTAGGCAACATGGCCGGGGTCTCCGGTACTGTAGACGGTACGGCCACCGGTGGTTCCACCACTACCGTTGTGGACAGCTCGGCTACCTTCAATGCCAACTGCGTAGGAGCAGAAGTCCATATACTTACAGGAGATAACGCTGGGCTCCACCGTACAATCTCCGTCCGTGACAGTGCTACTACCATCACCTGTGCCGCCTTCCCCGCTGCCGTGGCTGCCACTGACCGCTACGCTATAGCTCCCGTGCCCTTCAAAGTCACCTTTGCTCCCCTCCACGCTTCTGCTAAAAGGGACCGGGACTTTGGCCGCAGAATCATTCAAGCCATCGTGGTAAACTCCAGAAGCCATGTAGGGGCAACGAGTAATGACAATGCCTTCTGGAAAGTTGGGGTCTTCCGGAACAGTGATACCACCCTAGCCGACTCAGCTTGGGTGGCTATGGATGCCGAGGTGCCCTACAACCAGTCTGGAGTCGTGAGTTCAGACGGGGTCCAACTGGAGCCCTACCTAGAACTTATAGCCTCAGGAATAACTTTTGAGTTGACAGGCATTCAAGTGACCGGTAAACTATCAGTAAGCAGGCGTACAGCCTGATTTTTGGAGGCTTGATTATGGCATACAGCAGACCCTATCCTACACCCAGAAGGGAGGACCTTGCCCGACAGGCTGTAGCCCCTTCTGCCTATCCGACTGCAGTAAGCGGAGATTCTTCCTCTTCGCCTACGGGGGGGTCACCAATGGCAGGGTACTTCGCCCGCGAACTAATCCCTACTACCACGGATATCCCTAGGTTCGACCCTATGGTTGCCGGGGCCAGCAC